GCCCGGTCGTCGAGTAATAGAGAAACCAGCACCGCCAGGGAAGCCGCAGCGGCCCGCCGATGGAGCCGTCCGCGTCTGAGGTCTCCCTAACTGACTGCATGGCTTGCTCAAAATGCTCATCGCAGGCCAGCAGGCTCGCGCGTTCCGGCTCGTCTGTGAAAGTCAGCGCGATCCCGTCGCCTTCGTATCTGTCATCGGGCACCAAGGATGCCGCTGCGGCACGGTACGTGGCCTGGGCGGGACAGCAGTAACAGGACACGTACGGCAGTTTCTGCCATGGCCTGATCGGCGGGGTCATCCCGCCAGTATGCAGTGAGGGAGATCTGATGGCCCGGTCCGTGCTGGCGGCTTGCCTGGCTTCCGCGGGTGCTTACGTGCTCGCCGGGCCGGGCTGGGCGCTGCTTGCGGGAGCTTTGCTGGTGTTTGCGCTGGTGCCTGGCAGTGCGGATTCGGTGCTGGCCGCGGCGTCCCGGCGGGCTGGCGGCCTGGCGCGGCGGGCGGCTGCGGCTGCGGTCTCGGCGCCGCGGCGGGCGGTGGCGGCGGCGGGCATGGGCGGCGGGCTGGCGCTGGTCCCGGCCGGGCTGGGCCTGTGGGCCGGGGCTGGCGCAGGGGTGGCCGCGGCGGGCGGCCTGCTGATCGGGCTGAGCCTGCTGACGGGGCAGGGCGCGTGAACCTTCCCGGACTCACCGACGGAAGCCCGTGCCCGGACTGCGGTGAACCGCTGTTCTACCGTCATGGCGCCGGCACCAGCCCTCCGCCGGGACTGGTGTGCCTCCTCGGATGCGGATGGAATCAGGACCACTTCGGTGATGCCGCCATCGTTACCCGCGGGCTGGCCGCGCCGTAATGGGCTGGCTTGACGGGTCGGCGGCGGAGCGCAAGGCGTCCGCGCTGCTGCTGCCCCGCGGTGACGGCACCCAGAACGTCATCCAGGTCCCGCCGTTCGCCGGGGGGAAGCCGAACCTCGACGGTGCCCTGTACCCGGACTCGTCCTACCAGTCGTCCGCGTCGGCGGGGTACGGCCGCAACGAGCTCGTCTACGCGTGCATCCGGGAGCGGGCGGAGAACCTGCCCCAGTCGGTGCTGCGGGTCTACCCGGGGGACCAGCCCGTGGCGCACGGGGAGCCGCTGGAGAGCCACCGGCTGCGGCGGCTGATCTCCCGGCCGAACCCCGTGACCGGCGAGTTCGAGTTCTTCGAGCTCAGCGTCACGTACCTGGACCTGGCGGGGAACTCCTACTGGCTGATCCAGCGGGGCCGCGACGGCCTCCCGGCGGAGCTGTGGCCGGTGCGCCCGGACCTGATCCGCATCTTCCCGACCACCGACCCGCGGGTGTGGTCCTACGGGTATGTCCTGGACCCGACGACGGGCCCGCGCAACGTCACGGCGGCGATCATCCCGATCGCGTACCGGGACATCATCCACGTGAAGTACCCGAACCCGCTGAGCGCCTATTTCGGGCAGCCGCCCTTGCGGCCGGCGGCGCGGGCGGTGTCGCTGGACAACTCGGCCACCGATTTCGTGGACACGCTGCTGCGCAACTACGCGGTGCCGGGCGTGGTGATCAAGACGGCGACGGAGACGACGCAGGCCGTCGCGGACATGCTGAAACGCAAGTGGAAGGCCGCGTTCGCCGGCGCCCGCCGCGGTGAGCCAGCGGTGCTGCAGGCGGGGATGGACGTGCAGCCGCTGGGGATGAACCTGCGGGACCTGGAGTTCCCGGACCTGCGGGCCATTTCAGAATCGCGCATTTGTGCCGCAATGCAAGTTCCCCCAATCCTTGTCGGCGCAAAGGTAGGATTGGATAGAAGCACTTTTACGAATTACCAAGAAGCGCGTAAACAATTGTGGGAAGAAGCCATTTTTTCCCTGCAGCGGCGGTTCCGTGACCCGGTGGAGACGCGGCTGCTGGCGGAGTTCTCCGGGACGGGCCGGGCGCGGGTGGCTGTCCGGTGGGACAACAGCCAGGTGCTGGCCCTGCAGGAGGCCGAGTCGTCGAAGTGGGAGCGGGCGGTGAACGCCCTGTCTCACGGCGGGATCACGGTCAACGACTTCCGGCGGATCGTGGGCCTGGACACCGACGCGGCCGGGGACGTGTTCCTGCTGCCCCGCGGCGCGGTGCCGCTGCCGATGGGGGCGCTGCCGCAGGCCGGTGACGTGATCGGCGCGCAGCCGCCGGGTGATCAGCCGGGGCTGGAGCCGGGGGCGCCGCCGCTGCCGCAGGTCCGGGTGGCGTCCTACGCCGGCGAGTTCCTCGCTGATCTCGCGCGCAAGCGGCCAGACCTGGCCCGCGTCAACGGCCACGGCCGGTAAGGAGCACCGATGCCGGATCACATGATCGTGCCGGTCGAGTGGAAAGCCGCCTCCGGCAGCCCGGGTGAGCTGGAGGGCTACGCCAGCGTGTTCGGGAACGTGGACGCCGACGGTGACGTCGTCATGCCCGGGGCGTTCAAGAAGACGCTCACCGACTGGTCCCACTCGCGGCAGCCGCTGCCGCTGATCGCTGACCACGACCTGTCCACGGCCGGGGTGATCGGCAGCGTCCACGACGCGCGGGAAGACGCCACCGGCCTGCGGGTGCGGGCCCGGTTCTCCTCCGACCAGAAGGCCCAGTCGGTCCGGACGAAGATGGTCGAGGGCCACCTGAAGGGCATGTCGTTCACCTACCAGGCGGTGAAGCACTACCTGGGGCAGCATGCCGGGAAGTCGGCGCGGTTCCTGCAGGAGCTGAAGCTGTTCGAGGTGACGGTGTCGCCGTTCCCCATCAACGAGCTGGCGACGGCGTCGGCGAAAGCAGCGATGACCTCCGCGAGCATCAATGACCTGCCGGATTCCGCGTTCGCCTACATTGAGCCCGGAGGCAGCAAGGACGCCGAGGGGAAGACCACCCCGAGGTCGCTGCGGCACTTCCCTGTCCACGACAGGGCCCACGCGGATAATGCCGCAGTCCGGATCGCCCAGGGGGCGGAGTTCGGGAAGCAGGCGCTGCCGAAGGTGCGCGCGGCGCAGGAGAAGTTCGGGAGCAAGGTCACAGAGTCGTCCAGCCTCGACTTCGGCCAGTTCAGCGACCTGATGGGCAAGGCGCTCAGCATCACGTACAGGCCCGCGGCCAAGGCAGCGGCCGACCTCCTGGTCGCCGCGTACCAGCCCCTTGACGATGACGACGCAGCCGGGACGGCCGGCGGGCCGGAACCCACTGCGGGCGCAGCCGCCCCAGGCGAGGGCACTGCGGAACGAGTGATCAGTGATGAGGCCAGCGCCAGGTACGCGCTGTCGTTCATCACCCCTACCGGGCCGCGTGACGGCGCACCCGGCGGTGAGCCGCCCCAGGCACTCGCCGGTCCCCTCGCCCAGCTCGAAATCGGCCGGGCGGCAGAAGACATGGACCGGCTCGAGGCCGAGCTCCAGGAAGGAAGACGATGACCACCCGCCTGCAGGAGCTGACCGACAAGTCACTGAACTGCATTCACCTCGCCCGGGCGATCAAGGACAGGTTCCCGGACCCGACGAAGATGCCCGCCGATGAGCTGGCGAACATGAAGGCCCTGAACAAGGAGGCGTTCCGGCTCCGGGACCTGGCTGCGGCCGAGAAGGAGCACAACGACCTGGAGTCGTGGTCCGCCGCCCCGGAAACCCCGCACCCGGTGCTGGACGCGCAGGTCAAGGCCGCCGTCGGCGGGACCCCGCCGGGCGGCCGGGCCGCTGAGGCGTCCGGCCGGATGGCCACGGAATGGTTCGCGAAGGCGCTGCGCACCGGGGCCTCCTCGCTGAACATGGAGGAGAAGGCCGCGATCATCGAGAACTCGACCGGGCAGATCATCGTCCCGCATGACCTGGCGGGGCCGATCTTCCTGCAGCTGCCGCGCCTCGGGGTGCTGCGGGACCTGGCGCTGGTCAGGCCGACCACCTCCAACCTGGTGGACGTGCGGGCGCTGACCGGCGTGACCGCCGGCTGGGGGCAGATCGAGCTCACGAACGCGGGTGGCGCGACGCCGCCGACGGACGCGGCGATCGCGGCGACCGGCCCGAACACGGTCACCGTGCAGGACCTGGTGGCGCTGGTGCAGATCGGCGTCGATGAGCTGCAGGACACCGACTCGAACCTGGTGTCGCTGGTGCAGGAGATCGTGGGGCAGAAATTCGCCGAGATGGAAGACGACGCGTTCGCCGCCGGGAACGGCACGAGCAAGCCGTTCGGCATCGCGACGCGGGCGACGATCGGCGGGGCGATCCCCGCCGCGCAGGGCGTCACCGCGGCGACGTCGGCGGTGATCGTGCCGGATGACCTGAAGAAGCTGCAGTACGTGATCCTGTCCCGGTTCGCGAACGTCGGCTCCTACGTCGCCTCCGACCTCGCGACGCAGTCGATCGCGCTGCTCAAGGACTCGACGTCGAACTACCTGTGGCAGCCGTCTAACCAGGCGGGGCAGCCGGACCGGCTGTTCGGCCGGGCGTTCTACCGGGTGTCCGGGCTCCCGGCGCCGGGTTCCGCGCCGTCGGTGCTGTTCGGCGACATCCGCTCCGGGTACATGATCGGCGACCGGCAGCGGATCACGGTGCAGCGCCTCGACGAGCGTTACGCGGACCAGGGCCTGGTCGGGTTCCTGTTCAAGGAGCGTGTCGGCGGGGACGTGATCCGCCCGGCTGCGTTCGCCAAGTACCTGGTCTGATGGCGACGCTCGCCGTTGACGTCGGCGCCCCGTACTCGCCCGCCGCGGTCAGCCTGTGCACGGCGCTGGCCGGGTCGGTGCCGACGACGAACATCATCGACCGCGGCGGGCGTACCGGCCCGGTGCTGCTGGAGGTCATCACCACGGTCGGTGCCACCCCCACCTGCACCTACCTGGTGGAGGGGTCGGCGGACGGGACGAGCTTCTTCGCCATCCCGTACGCGGACCCGGCCTCCCCGACGGTGGTCAGCGTGGCCACGTTCGGCCCGGTGACCACAGCGACGACGACCCGCCGGTATGTGCTGGCCGGTTACCCGTGGCGCTACCTGCGGGTGACGATGTCGGCGAACACCAACGTGCTGAACAGCATCAGCGCGTACTTCTTCTAGGAGGCCAGTGATGGCAGACAGCGTGTTCGGCGACCTGGGCGGCCCGGGGCAGCAGCAGGGGACCGAGCTGCCCCCGATTCAGGACGGCCCGCACAACGCCCTGGGCAACCCGAGCAACAACCCGTCCGGCGGCGGCGGTGAAGTGCCCGCCCATGACAGCGTGTTCGGCGACCCGGGCGGCGGGGTCGCCAGCCAGACGGGCGGCGCGATGATCCCCAATATCCCGGGCAGCGACCCGGGCGGCCAGGGAGGCAGATGATGGCAGACGCAGTTTTCGGCGATCTGGGCGGCGGGAAGCAGGTGGCGGGCGCGGCGATCCCGGATATCGGCGCCATGTCTGATGAGGACGTGGCGCCCCCGGTGGCGGACGTGGTGGCCACCTCAGACGGGGAGCCGGTCAGCCCCCGCCTGGCCGCCACGCGCTACGGCGCGGCGGCGGGGCAGGGGTACGCCGGCAACGGCGACCCGGGGAGCCCCTGATGAAGGTCATCGTGCACGGCCCGGCCGCCGGGCCCGGCCCGGACGGCATGATCACGTCCTGGGCACCCGACCAGGACGCCTGGGCACCCGACC